GCGAACGACCTGTTAGAGATCAAGAAATTGCGAACATAGCAATGGTCCTGGGTACTACCAGTGATGATTTATTGGGAATCGAAATAAGTAAAGACGAAAAAGACATAGCAAAACGTTTAGAAGAATTTAAAAAAGACCTCACAAGTGCCGACGGTCTAAATTTTTCTGGCGAACCTATGAGTGATGATGCAAAAGAGTCCTTAATAGAAGCAATGGATCATCTATTCCGTCAAACTCAACGAATTAACAAGAAATACATTCCGAAAAAACATAGAAAAGATGAAGACTAATATGACATTGGGGTGATCCAGTTGACTTGGATTAAAGATACTGTGCAGAAGTTAATCAAGCGGTACGACACCAATGATCCATTCGAATTAGCTTCACTAATGAATATCAATGTGGTTTATTGGGATTTGCACGAAGAGATAAAAGGGTTTTATAAGTACGATAAACGGAATAAATACATTGTTATAAATAGCAACTCGGATGAAAAGTCGCAAATTTTTACTGGTGCTCACGAGTTGGGTCATGCGAGATTGCACTCTAGGGTTAATACTCCCTTCTTGCGAGAAAAAACTTTTCTATCGGTTGATCGGATAGAAATTGAAGCGAATGCTTTTGCAGTTGAATTGTTACTTCCTGATAAAGTGTTTTGCGAACATAAAGATTTAAACATGACCATTAACGAACTAGCTAGTTTGTATTGCGTGCCGAAAGAGGTTTCGCACCTGAAAAATTTACGGAATATTCGTTGATGTAAAGGAGGGATCTGATGAAAAAAGCAACACTCTTACTAATTTTATTACTTATTCTTTCGTTAACTGCATGCGGAACAGAATCAGAAGGTAAGAAAGTAGTTGAAGGTTATCTAAATGAAGTTAAAGACGGAGAAAAGACCGACGACTATATCACTTTTGATGTTGATAGATTCATAGATGTTTTCGAATATGAATTTATTAGCGCAGAAGAAATCGAAGATGAAAAGAACACGCTTTTGTACTCTAGGTATAGTTGGGAAATATACGATGCCGGATACGAGACTTTCGAAAAGTACAAGGAATACGTTAAGGGGCGCGAAAATTCGAAAGGCCTCGAAGTTTTGTCTGACAACGATGATTTGTTAGAACTTTGGAAAGATGGCGAATACAAAACCGTGTATAAATATCTTTATAATGTAACGATTGCGAATGAAGGCGGAGAAAAGTTGTACAAGAAAATAGATTTTGAGGTTAGTGATGGTCACTTTGAAGAAGTTGAAGATGATCTTGTTATGAAAATTCGAAGCATTAATATTCGTTAATAAGCAAAGAAAAAAGAGTTATTAGGGCTTTGACTCCCCTGCCCTTTTCGACGCTTGTTTTAACTTAATATAAGATACCAGCAGTTCCAATCGGGCTGCATTTTTTATAAATGCTATATAGGTATATTAAACTATTCTGGGAGGTAGGAAAATGGAAGCAATTGCAATAATAGGTTTTCTAGTATTTATAGGGTCGCTGGTTTATCTTGTTTATCATTTCATACGAAAAATCATGAATCGAGAACGGACATTAAAAAAGAAGATATTTTATCCGATTTTAATCGGAGGATTTATGCTCTTTTTCATCGGTGCGATATTTTGGGACACGACATTGACAGACGGACTCGATGAAGCTATAGAAACTAATACTTCGTTATCTGAAAATAACGAAGCAGCCCAAAACGAAAAAGAAGAACTAGAAATGAATAACGAAAAACTAAAAGAAGATATTGAAAAAATGGCCGAAGAAATAGAAAAATTTGAATCGAAGCTTCCCGAACTTGAGAAAAAAGAAAAAGAGTTCAATAAGTTGGAATCGGTCCATAAGGAAGATGTAACAGCCTTGGAAGAGGAAACCTCTGCCTTGAAAACCACCAATTCGAGCTTGAAGGACAAAGTTGACAAATTGAAGTAATGGGCACCAAGTAGGGATTTCGACACCTGCGATCATTATAAAGACTAATAATATTGGGGGTTTTATCGATGAAAAAGAGTTTAGTTGGACTCACCATGGGCTTACTGCTTCTTTTGGGAGCGTGCTCAGATGATGCTAGCATCCAGAAAGAGTTAACCGAAGTCCTCGGGGCAAATACTCTACTGGTTGCTGAAGCAGAAGAATTCCAGACAACAAACGAAGGTCTTTTAGAGACCAGTGAAGAGTTAGAAGTAGATTATAAAGCACTTAATGGAGAGTACGAGGAATTAACGGAGAAGCTAGCTGACTTAGAGGAATACGAACAAAAAACAATTGAGCTGGAAAAGGAACACAAAGAAAATATCGCAGCGTTCAAGGAGGAAATCACGGAACTTAAAGGAGAAAACAAGAAATATAGCGACAAAATTGCAGCAGTTGCAGCAGCCGAACAAAAAGAAAAGGAAGTAGCAGCTGCCAAACAAAAAGAAAAAGAGGTAGCCGCAGCCAAACAGAAAGAAGCAGCAGCAAGTAAACAACAATCCCAAAGTGCAAGTGGGACAAGTACTACATCAAAAAGCAGTACAGCATCCGCAAGTGATAAGACAAGCGCTCCTAAGACCGCAAGTAAAACTGTTGAAGTCAAAGGAGAATGCAATATTAAGGGATCCAGTAGCGGGATATACCACACGCCTGGCTCAACCTATTACAACCGAACGACAAACCCAGCAGCAATGTTCTGTTCCGTAGAGGAAGCGAAAAATGCCGGTTACAGGGCTCCCAAGAGATAGTTCTAGACGGGACTCCCCCTATCTTTGATTATGCCCTACCCAGGGCTTTTCTTTTAACTACAAAAAGAACGTACATTCGCTAAGGAGGTGATGTAAGTCTTTGTCCCCCAGTGTGCGCCTGTCAACGCAGAAAAGGGAGATAAAAATGACAACAAAAATAAAACAAAAACCAGGTAAGAGGCCTAAGAAGAGTTATTTAAAGAATGAACCCGATGTGTTTTGGTACGTCAATGCCAAAGGAGTAAAGTTGTGGGGTTTTAGGCACCGATATTACGACGCTTTAGGAAAACGACAAGAAAAGCCAAAACAAGGGCTAGCATCAGAAAATATCGCGATTAGAGAGTTGTTAAAAGTAAAAACTGGCTTAATCAACGGTAATACTTCAAGAATCGACAATTCCAATCTAACGGTCGCTGAGTGGCTTGATATTTGGATTGAGTCCTACAGGGTCGAATGGGGTATAAGGACGGCAGAACAGTACGAGGGCGAGGTTAGGAGCAAGATAAAACCACTACTAGGAAAGTACAAGCTATCCGAATTAAACATATCGACGTATCGGAGAAAGTATATTAATGTTTTATTAAAAGATTTCGCTCCTAGTTCCGTCGCTTTATACCACCAAATATTCAAAATCGCCGTTAACGCAGCTGTAGAGGATGAAATCATCGATAAGAATCGGTTTAACAAAATCACCATTAAAATGGAACCAAGAAAAGATAATTATCTTACCCCAGTTGGACTTAATCACTTTCTTGAAACCGCCAAAAGGATAGCGAACATAACTAATTACACCGTATTCTTTCTGCTGGCTTACACAGGACTGCGTAAAGGTGAATCATTAGGCTTGAGATGGAGTGACGTAGACTTTGAGGCATGCACTTTGACAGTGGACCGTACGCGTGACTGGAAAGGCACCAGAGCCCCGAAAACACTCAGAAGCTATCGAACGATCCCGATTGATGTGGTGCTCGTAAGGCAACTTAAGGTATACCGCACTTGGTGCAAGCGGTTAAAATTATCTTTAGGCGAGCATTTGAGGGACGATGATTATATATTTATTAATTTTAGAACCGGCTCCCCTTCTTCGGAAAACTTTTCTTACTTTTTTAATAAGGTCATAGAAGAGTCGAGAGTCAAAAAAATAACCGTTCACGGATTAAGACATACCCATGCAACAATATTGATTACCAAGCGGCCTGTTAATGAAGTGGCCCACCGATTAGGCAACACACCTGAGATGATCCACAAAGTCTATGGTCATTTGATGGAGGATATGAAGATAGAATCCGTCAGCGCCTTCAGCGAAAGCTTGAAAAATGTCGCTTCTGGGAGTTGAATTGGGGGACACTTTGGGAGACACATAGAAAATAAGGTCGACAAATACTGTCATACCAATGGATTTATCATCTCCTTTCTCTTATAATAGATAAGATTTAGGATTGTACGATAAGCGAATCCATAACGTGAAAACCTTGTACCATTGAGGTTTCAAAGTCCCCTTAACTAACACACGTTCGCAAGGGATTGAATCTAAAAGAGTTCATTTGGGGGACATTTGGGAGACGTTGAATAAACAGGCAGGCGCGCACTTTAAATTACCTAGTTATTTATATAGAAGGAACTCAAAACAACAAACGGCCAACACCACATCTAGGTGCGGCCGTTTGTTATTTATTATCGCCATTATGAATATCCCTCTTCACACTTCCATCACCGCAAAATACTCACTCATTAACTCTTCCGTCCGGTTACGCAATCGAATATTTGAATAACGCCGAAGATCCTCATATCCCCTGCTATAAAAAATGTACTCGGTAAAATCTTTATCCATTCCCTTTTTAATTAGCTGCATGTTGTTGTGCTTTAAATAGATGTTCGACTTTTTCAATTCAGCACGTACATTTTTAATCGCCTGGTCAATCATATTTGTGTATGGCCGTTTTAATTTAAACGGACTTACTTCTATAGTAGTTAAATCTTTTTCCAGTATTTTTATTAACATCGGAAGATATATTGCGTTTTCGAAATATGCTATTGCTTCACTAGGTATTGACGACATTAGTTCACCAGACTTTCTTTCTGTATTACGGGAACAAGCGCGAGCACGTTATCAATTCGAAAGGTACGTTTAGATCTCCGCAGAAAACAATAGGCTTGAAATGAATCCTCATTGATTCGTAGCACCTTGATTCTACGCTTGCTGATTGCACCGTCATTTGCGATGTACATCATATCTAAAGGCTCGTTGTATCTAGTCGACTTGATTAACTGGTTCAGCACGCCCGTTCCCCCCCTTTTAATTCAGTGTATAGAATAGGTGTTCGGTTTGCAAGTAAATAAAAAACCTTCACACAATAAGTGCGAAGGTAATTAGTTAGCAATTGATTTCATTTTATAGTTCAGTTTTAAAAGAAGCTCTTTTTCTAAGAGGTGAATACTTAATTTATCATGTGATAAGGCTCTAGTGATTTGCGAAAATAAATCTTGACAAACATCTTTCCTGCTTGTAGTTAATAAATCAGTATGAATTGATATGCCTTTAACTACAAACATTTTATCGCAATCGATTAGGGATTTTTTCTTGAAAGGGTTCCTTTCCAGATTAGCGTCCTCCACAACCCGATAAAGTGGTTCACTGTTCTCCTTTAAGTGATAAGGTTTCTTCGTTTGGCTTTTAACAAACCGTATCCCATTATCATTCTCCATGCAAACATACATATGTGTGCTGACTGCCAATCTAGAATCTATATACGGAAATGGTATCCTCATCGTTACTACGTCTTTTTCTTCAATCAATTAGTAACACCCCATCATCAGATAATGAAACGAAAACAGGATTATACAAATCTGGATTTTCAGCCAAATCAATGAATATATTTTCCTGGTCGTCTGTAAGTTTCACCATATCTTCTTTAGAAATCAGGAAGTTTTTCTTCCCAACAGATACAACCTCTACCTCTTCGATTAACTCTAACGGGTACATCTCTTTTAGAGTTTCTAACAACTTAAAATCATCTTCAGTAAAGTCGGCTTCACTCATCGGAATTTGTTTGTGCCCTTTTTTTAATTGGCCTTCTTTCACTTTCCACGCACTGAATTCATGAGTTAAATCAGATAGCTCCTCTTCATTTAATATTTTAACTATGAAACCTGCAAGTTTTGCACGTTCATCATTTACGGTATCGCTAACTCCTATAGTCGAAAGAGTAGACACGAAAAGTTCACTTCGATGCTGATAATCTCCGAAAACATCACTGTATACCGGACCGTTTAAGTAAGCTCGTAAATAGGTGAAATCAGCAATCTCATTATCTAACTTAGTGAATGATTCGTAAAAAAATATAAATTTCTGCAATTTTAAATGACGAGAAAACTCTTTGATTTGGTTCCGTTCCAACCAACTTGATAACTCTAGCTTGTGTTTATTACTGTTAAGCATCATGCTAACCATCTCCCTCTGCATGTAAGGTTAATGCTACACGTTATTTAATATTATTCAAGTCAATAATACTTTAGTAACAAAAACTTCTTAAAGTATTATTCTACATCCTAGAGGATATTCCTCTAAATTATGAAAAATAAAAAAGGCGGTTTCTTTAATGGGTAGTAGGGCATTATTTATAAACGCCATTAAAGGTGACTGTGTTTCGATTCAATAATAAAGGCAACCGCTCAATTAAGAGTAGCCGCCTTTTTGGGTCTATCTATAAAAATACGTCTCGCTCTTACGCTCGCAAGTAGGGCAATAAACAGTTCCCGTTGCTCTCTTTTCGTCAATTTTTTTCATATGTAACAAAAATAAAAAATCATTGCAAACGCCGCACGGCACTTTAAATAGATAGTTTTTAATCTTAGCTTCAAATTCAGCAGTCACATTAACCCCCCCATCTACCTAGTTCGACGTTAGTTCCAATTACCCTTTAATTATTATTAAGATGTTTTTCTTTAGCCTGTTTATTCCGACAAGTATAAGTGCATGGTGTTAATCACCAAGAAAAGGTGACTGTGGGTTAACGCAAAAAGGTCGACTACACGATTATGAGTAGTCGACCTTTTAGTTCTACAAGCATTGTAGGTGTCAAGATTTTCGTTATTTTACCACCAGAAATTACGGCGTCTGCGGTTAAATCCGCAATGATCATGATGATCATGATGACCGTGGTGTCTATGATGATCATGGTGGAAGTCATGTCTATCATCACGATCAAACCTTACTTCCCGACATTCACAAATCAAGTCTACTCGACGATTTCGTCTATTATCTTCAAAACCCATTTTCTCTTCACCACCTAAATAATTTTTAAGCTGGCCAGCCTTCTACATATTATATGGACAAGTAAATGTAATGATTGGACGAACTGTCTGGTTAAGCTAAAATTATTCGCACAAATAAAAAAAGGCACCACTCAATGAGAATCCTCACGAGTAGCGCCTTTTGTTTATTCTGAGTGTTTTTTTATTAATCGGATGGCAAGAAGTATTTAACCTTTTTCACAATCGGTTCTTCATTCAGTGCAGCAAGCTCCATCCACTGGACATAAGTTTTCCATTTCTCCATTGCTTCTTCTTGATTTTGTGCTTGGACCGCAAACTCTTCTCTGTTATATGTAATTAAATATATGTCGCCTGATAAACCACAGCTGTCACAGATTGGTTCAACTTCGTCCTCTTTAATCATGAATACCTCATCTTCGCTAAATGACGTTCCACATTTCAGGCAATTCAATATTTATCCCCTCCTGATAACAAGATTCGACACAAGGACTAAATCCCCTTTTATAATTGGGCAAATAAAAAAGGCGACTTACTCAATTAAGAGTAGTCGCCTTTTGATTTACTTCCGTTCACATCACTCAAAGAGCCGATGTGTTAGTAAATAATAAATCAAGAAAATAATCTTCTATTTCCCCATCATTCTTAGAAAAAATCTCGTGTTCGGCTACAATTAAATCTCTCAATATTTCATCTAGACCTAGTGATAAATCAATTAAACCCTCATCATTTCCTTTAAGGCTGGACCCGTGTATTATTGTAGAACGATGACCATACGCTTTTTTTACAAGTTTAAATAAATCTTTCTTTTCTTCTCCAGAAGTGCCTAACATAGCAGCAACTCTCTCCGCTATTCTATGACTAACTCCTGAATTTCCGCTTGTGAATAAGCACTCCAATGCCGTACAGTAGGATACGATTTTCATTGGTAACGTTGAATTGTTTCTTGCAGCCATTGTAAAATATGTTGCTCTATCTATTCTTTCGGAACCACTACTTTTAAAGAAATGACTTGAACTTGGATACTTCCCTCCAACGCTATCTTCGCCAAGATCTTCCACTGAAAGCGGAACAAAATCATTAGTTGCTAACATTATTTCTTCGTTTGAAAAATTAGAAATTCCACCATTACCAGTTGCGTATGTAGGCATTTCAGATAAAGATGCTTTAAATGTACGCCCTTCTTCAATTTCACTGTTATACGTAAGTAGAAATCCATCTCTTACATAGATGTTGTTATCTTTTATCTTCCATAGTTCCATGGCAAATTCCTGCGCTTGCCTTAGGAATAAGAAAGTGAACTCTACCCCTTTCTTATCCATTTCCTCCTGCGTTGTTATATCTTCAAATTCACCATCTATATAAAAATAAACAGTATCCTTAAATTCATCAATCGAGTGTGTGCCAGCCGTATCCTGAAATAATCTAGTTTCAAAGACTTCTGATAAAGCTTCACGTCCATTAGAAATTCTAGCGCTATCAAATATTCTAGTTCCTCTATTTTTAATGGTATCTAACTTCATATTGTGGAGTATTGTAATAAATCGATATTTCATGATGTTCCCCCTAAGGATATATTTATTATCGCTTTTCTTAAGTCGATATGGCCTACTATTCGACATCAGTACTAAATTCCCTTTTAATTGAAGACAAATAAAAAAGGCGACTTACTCAATTAAGAGTGGCCGCCTTTTTCTTGTACAATAACATTCGTATTCATCTTATTCAGATTAACATTAACAGATAATTAAGTCACCACTTATTTAATTACCGCACCCGTGCCAGGTCCAACAAAGATGTTACGTTTACCACGACTTGTATTGACTGTCACGACGTTAGCGTAAGGTCTACCCAGTATCTCATACGTAATCCCACCAAATGCACTCGGAGTGAGTGACCAATCGCTGTTAGCTTTAACAGGTTGCACGTTAGTTTTATATGTGCGCCATGTTTTAGCGGACTTCGGTAAAGTGACTGTGTTCTTTTTTGCAACTGGCTTAGGTTTTGGTGTCGGTTTACCCGAACGCATTTTATTAAGCAACTCCGTATTTTTAGCAGCAGTTAAATCATAATTTTTAACGCCATATTCAATCGCTAGTTTTCTGCGATTAGCAGGGCTTGAATTGACTTTCTTGCTGTTAAGATAATCCACAATCGATGTCGTTTGATTTGTGGATGGCTTACTTACAATTGGTTTAGATGGTGCTAGTGTCGGCTTAGGTTTTGATGCCTGTTCGACTACACTCCCGCTAACCATGCTCAAAAAGTCAGCCCATGTAATCCCGTCTTTACCCGCTCGAATTTGAGCAGGACAATTCTTTTTCGCAAAATCACGATGTTGTTTGACGTCTTTGATACCGAGACCGTGCTCCTTCATTTTAATTCTCGCCACTGCCGCCCCGTTTGCTACCGCCTTTTTATAATCCCCATCGCTATTGATACAAATTTCGATATGGATTGATCTAGTGTTACCTGGACCCCAACCATCTCCCGCTGCCCAACATTTCACGAAGTCTGGAAATGATTGGATTGCTTCTTTATCGTCCACTTGTATTTGCCATGATGCTTGACGCGGATTTAAATTGCTTTGCAACTTCGCGTGGACTCGTGCGTTCGCGCCCTTATTTGTATTGCCCGTTTGGTGAATTACGATGTTTTCAACTGGATTTCCACCACCATATGAACGCCTATTAATTACACTTTGTGATACTAATTGATTTTTAATTTTAACCATATCTATCAAACTCCCTCTATTTTTTTGTATTAAAAAAGAGCAACGATATACTCGTCACTCCTTTTCGATAACCGCCTTACTACTTGAATAAAACCCACTTGCTGCTAGGCCCATGATTAAGCCTGTTAGGATTCCTGCTTTTAAGTCCCCAGGGTAGATATAAAACACACCACCGACAAGGCCTAGAGCCAATGCCGACACCGGAAGCATCTTCTTGGTTGCTCCTACAAACTTGAAAAATTCAACCATGGCCATAATTACCGCGATTAATAACACGTCTGTGTACTCCATTAGTAAAACCTCCTACAATATTTTTGATAGTAAAACTAAAAACGAAGCTAATCCAAATATCCAACCGCCCCAATTTCTGATGGCAGCACCAACAGAGTTTCTGCCCTTTTGCTTCGCTTGCATTTCGTCAACAACCTCTTTTACATCCGCTAACTTAGTGTAAAGCCCGTTATACTTTTTTATCGTGGTACGTGTAATAAGCATCTCACTTTGCAATGCCGTGATTTGCTCGAACAGATCCTTGTTTGTGTACCATTGTTTTTCAGGCATCCCGCACCTCCTTATTTATTGAAAACAAAAAGAACGCCGATTAGGGCGCTCTCATGTGCATATTTTGTAAAAGAAAAAGCACCTCGTGTTGGGTGCCTTAATTCTTGTCATTCTTTTCATTTTTCTTCCCAATGCTACCCTGGATTTGTTTTATTTGGTCCGGCAAATTATATACATAATCAAGAATTACCTCTGTGAATTCGAGCATTGAAGGAACTAATTCTTGATTAAATTCTTCATCGCCAGGGTGAGCAGCAGAATTCCCAATTACCCTTAGTACATCTGTCATTTCCTCAATTATAGGTGGCAATATACCCATGTCAGATAAGCTTTTTAACTTATTAAATAAACCATTTCCTTTTGCTCCTTTATCGATACAAATCATTTCTAAGGTACGACGTATAGCTATTGCGCAAATGGCCCCGTCTATTTGTCTTACTTTTAAAGCTGCTTCATATGCTGCTGCAACACCTTTGGGAATAAAATCACTCTCAACCTTCTTGAACGGATATAAAAGAATATCTTCTTTTTCAAAAACATCGCTATTGGACTTTGTCTGTTCTAACGTTACATTAATGCAAACTTTGCACAAATATAATTTCCATCTGGAATGAAAATCTATTGAATACTCATTTGTAATAGAGCCGAAACCGTAATTCCAAAACTTTTCAGTTTCCGTATGCAAAAAGTTTGATATTTCTTGCATTACCGTTTTATTTCCACAGTGGTAACAAGTAAGGACCTTCTCCTTATCAGCCATTATTCCATCCCCTCCCACCATCATCATACGACAAAAAGGGAGGTACTTCCTTTATTTAATGTGAGGTAAAAGAAAAAGCACCTCGAAGATGAGATGCTCCGGTACTATTTATTTAATTATTTCAACCAATTCGGCTTTGCCTTCAAATAAGTATTCCACCTTATTGCTATTCTGTGTTATCTCCCCACCCCAATATTTTTCTGCTAACTCCCTCACTACGATCTTGTTGTTTGGGTGAATATCTATTAGAGTTGCGTCGCACTTATGCAACTTTCCCGATAACTTCATTTTATATATTTCAATGTTTGCATATTTTAAATGCTGGATCCAATCATTTACATGTTTATCATCTGTAACAAATAAACATGTTTGTCGAGACGGATAATTTGAAAAATTGTCTAGTCTAACTTCTTCTATTACCGTCTCCCTTAGGAACTTCCAATAATACGTAGCGACATTTTTCAAATGATTCAAATCATCGCATAATGGTAATTCTGGACTTGTGTCATAAATTCCATAAAAACCATTTATTGAATGACCGAACTCGTAGACTTGACCTATTTTCATCCTTCCATATTTAATATCTCTTATATGGAACAACTCGTAGTCTTCGACGTATTCCAATATTAATCTCTCCTTTACTCCCACCACAGTTCGACAAAAGACGGGGAAGTCCTTCACAGAAAGCCCCCTCAAGGAAGTTTAATTCCTTATAGTCAAATTAAATGTAATCCTATTTACAGATGGATCAACTTTTGAAACAACATCATTTAATTCTTTTTGGACCTTAAGGGCCTTTGTTGGTGTTTTAAATCCATACTTGGAATATATTTTACCCATTTCTTTATCAAGGTCAAGTCCGTTTTCTCTTGAACCTAGAAACGAGTATTCACCATCAATCCCCTTGGGTTTCTTCATTAATAATTCCTGTTTTTCATCATTATTAAATGAGTAAAAGACAATTTCGTTCTTTTCTATTCCGCCCAATATTACCTGACAACTTGCAACTTGAGGAGAAACCTCTTTTATTAAGGTTTCACGAATACTTGCCGCTATGGGTAGCAATTCCCGTTCTTCGTTTTGATAGCCAATATCTTCTACTACTTTCTCTGCTAAACCTCGATCTCCACCAAAAGCAATAAATTGGTTTTCGCTGATTTTCCTAAACTTCTGATATCTTTGCTCAATTTCTTCATCCGTTATCATATTATAGACCAACCCATCTGACATAACGGTAATGAATTTTTCTGTTGCTATTACTGATACAAAACTCATTCTAACCACTCCCCCTTTCATCACCATTCGACAAAAGAGGAAGGAAGTCCTTCATTTAAAAAGAACGCCCGGGTGGACGTTCTTGCTGGAATTATTTACTTGCTAGTTTGCCAAGCAAGTGCTTAGATTTGGATTCCAATGCCTCTTCGACTTTTTCTCGAGTCCCATCTTCGATTATTAACGGACCAAGGGTCTCATTCGTGTTAAATTCTCTTGCGATTAAGTTTGTCGGTTCATTAATGTTTTCGTGGAACACTTTAAATTCCCACGTAAAATCGTTTCCGCAAATATATACACCTTCATTGTACGGTTTATTAAATCCTCTTTTCAATCCCATATTATCCCTCCTCTATCCTCTACATCATACTACAAAAGGAAAGGAAGTCCTTCTTTATTCCACAATCCCCGCAAGCAACTTATCCGAAACTTTCCGTCTCACAAAATTCTCCAACTTTTGCACGGGCTCATTACCCTCATACTCCTCTGCTGTAACGGGTGCTGTTCCGCTTATACTAAACGTGCGTTCCTCGTCATACCCGTTAAATTGAGCTTGTACGGATTCCAGCGATCCGTCTGCGTAGCGTAGGTTAATGTTCGTGAATTCAATGTTCATTCTGCGTCATCTCCTTTTAGCGTTTTAATTTCTTCTTTTAGCTGTTCGTTTTCCGTTCCACGTTCTGTTGCCAAGGCAAAATAAATAGCCTTTTCTCTCGAAAGAGCGGCTACTTGGGATGTTAAATCTTGTATGACCAATTCAATGTTTGCGTTCATTTAATGCCCTCCAATTTTTTAAGTCGTGCATCGAATAATTGATTCTGCATTTCTTGCCAGTTTTTCATATCGGATACTTCTTGCTTTAAATCATTTATATTTGGTATCAAGAGTAGCCATGCTCGCTCTACAAAGTTTTCAACTTCACCAGTATTTTCATCGTAGACAACATACTCCGGCAATCCGACTTCTTCAAATTCATCAGCTATCGCACCGTAGTATCGTTTTAAACCCTCGGTTACACCGCCGTTACGCTTAACTTCCCCTCTATCAAACCAACTCTTAGGCTTGATGTTGAGAAGCTTTGTATAATCGACTACGGCTAGTTCAATATCTTGTTTATACTTCTTACCGGATGACGAACGTGCGAAGTAGCCATTCGTTGCAACGTAAGTGTTAGCACCTGCACCAGTAGTTGTGGTATACGCGGTTGGATTTATTAACCTATCTTGAACGAAAACATTAGCCGCTCTAAAGTCCGTGTATGTTGCAGTACTTCCAACCTTAACGGCTCTGACTTCATCGTTGGTCTGTAATAGGACGCGGCCGGATGGCGCTCGAAGGACTACATAACCGCTATCCGAGCCAAAAAGTCCGTTGTTTGATGCGATCACACTACCTTTTGAGGTGATAGCTTTCGCACTGAAATCTACATTTGATTCAATCTTTGTGGAAGATAAATCAAAAATGGATACGCCACCGATTTTAAAATTAAAGCCGGATAATAAGGAAGGTAGGGATATTCCTGCGCCTCCATAAATTGTGACGCCAGCAGACCCATACTCGAATTTTAATTCTTTACCATCCAAAGCTACCCTATCCATACCATACTGATCGAAATATTCACTGAAAAAACCTGTCTCTTCTACTCTGGCTCTTCTTACAAATCCGTTGTGTAATTTCTCTATTTCGAAAGAGGAGCCCTTTATCGTAGCCCCTGTAATATCCCCGCTAAACGTCCCCTTAGCCCCTGTGAGGTTACCCTTAAACGAAACGTTACCTGCGTTATCCACCACAAACTGCCCGTTCCCTATATTCAATCCATTCAACGACTTAATATGCTTGGCTTCGAGTTCACCTGTTATTTTCACTTTAGCGAAATCAATGAGTAGGTTTTCGGGCGTTGCGTTGATTGAACTGATAACCCCATCTTTAGATACTTTCAAATTAATTTGACCGGGAAGGACTTCTATCTTTCCTTCAGCCGTGACGACTCGACCTGTTAGCGTGTTAACTTCCGTCTGAGCCGCTTTTAATTTCACTTGTCCATCGAGTGCAACGACATCTGCGACTGTTGTTGTGACACGGGTGTTTACATCTTCGATTGCTTGGTCGGTGTCTTCTGGGGCGGGTGTGTAGTCGGTGGCGACGTTGCCTTTTTCAACTTTCAACTTTTTATATTCAACCCTATTACTAGGTGTACTCCCCGAATTGTGCCTTAATGCTAATTGCATCCCTGTCGCACCTGCTGGCACTTTTGCTGTTAACGTAACGTAGCCCTCAAATCCGGGTTGTATAGCTTCATTATCCGGCACATGGAATTGTATATACCCGTTCGAATTACCAGGCACTAAGAAGTGCATCATGAGCTTAGTGGGTTGGTTTTCCGGTTTAAGATACACTCTAGCTGTCATAGTTTCCCCGACCACGACTTCATCATTGGGAACACGTGGGAAATACTGTTGCCAACCACTAAAGGTGACGGTTTTATAATTATTAGAAGTATTTGGTTGGATATTCCTACCGCCAACCACCACATTGTCATACAACGGACTCCACGAATAATCAGTAGGATTAACACTCTCGTTCGCAGTCGTCTTATTATGTGCCAATCCCAAAAACCGCTTATCTTTAGCGCTGTCGGATATGCCCGACCCGTTTTCATCGTCAGCATATTTAATCCATGTATATCTAGGTTGTCCGTCACTTCCGGGTACTCCCGGAACCCCTTGACTCCCTTCGAATTTTGCCCACTCGTAATCAGCGTAAACTGTGGACTCCGCTGCAGTAAGTTTGTTATACGCAAAACCAATATATGTTTTACCAGTTGGCAAATCGGACATTCCACTTGTGGGAGTGTTGGCATATTTAACCCACGTGTATGTGGTTTTTCCGTCGGCACCTTTTACTCCAGGGATTCCTTGTGGACCGTCAGTTCCTTTTGGTCCCGCATCGCCCTTGTCGCCTTTTTCACCCTTTATCAACGCCCACATATAATCAGCATAATTTGTGGATTCTGTCGGATTCACTTTGTTGTATGCAATCCCCATATAAATTTTACCTGTTGGCGAATCACTCATACCACTCGTCGGCGTTGTCGCGTACTTAAGCCACGTATAATAAGTTTTTCCATCAGCACCTACAGATCCCTGTGAACCTTCAATCTTGGCCCATTCATAATCAGCGGGATTCGTACTTTCAACAGGCGTTGATTTATTATAAGCAAAACCAACGTACGACCTACCATCTGGATAATCTGACATACTGCCACCACTTGCATTAACAGCATATTTAACCCAGGTATAAAGTGATTTTCCGTCAACGCCGGATGGACCTGGTAAACCGGGAACGCCGTCTTTACCATCCTCGCCGTCTTTACCATCCTCGCCGTCGTCACCATCAAATACGTTGCTAATCGTGACTTGCGCCATCGTTAATATTTCTGTGCCTAATGCAATGTGGACAGTGTACGATGCTTTTTCATCTATGGATGCAGCGGTGATGGTTATCGATTTCTTCGACTCGTTGAAATTTGCAACTAACATTCCATCCTTATCGTATTTAAACCAATGGTAGCCGTAACGTGTGCCTTCTTCATCGACTTCGTTTCCACCTAGAAATGTTTTCGCTTCCAATTCGGTTGAACCGATACCATTTTTAAATATGTTTCCGGCGCTTGATACAATGGAAGCAAGAACTAATTTATCAAGCTTCTTCCGTATTTCCTCTTGCATCGTCTGCCAAATGGCTTTTACTTCTTCTTCGGTGTATTCGATGAAATCACCAAGCTCAACGTGTTTGTTGGACTTGTCGATGATGTCACGGTCTTGCGTGTGCACTCTTGCTTCGATATATAATGGTGGGTTAAACTTCAAATCCTTAATTTTGATTGTGTCGCCGAAACGAATTTTCTTGTTTTCCATTCCGGGAACGTGTTCCAAATCGGCAATAGTCCCGTCAAATTCTACGAGGGCATTGATCCGTTTGTTTAATTCGGTTCGAGTATATTGCGTAAGTTCTGCAAGCGTCATGCCTTCCCGTGTTGATGTGGGTTCATACGTATCGACTAGGTGTTGTAGTTTCCCATGATTATCAGGTCTACCCCATCGTTGTAAAGCGTCCTCATCCTCCACAAACACCTCTAACCGAGTGCCATCTTCACGTTCGGGACCTAATCCTAAAAGCGCTGTATAGATGTTGTCCGTCTTTTCAGTACGTCTAATACCGATTAAATCTTTACCAAACTCAACTTCACGACCGCGCCAAACGCCTATTTTTTCGAGTAAATCCACATAGCGACCTATGATTCGATTGCCGTTCGTTTCAACTCTGAAATTTAATTCGAGATTAAATTCCTTTGCGACCCTACGTAAAAAAGCGTATGGGCTTGTATGTTTCTCGATTACAAACGTATGAAAACCCTTACCCTCGATAATACCCGCTTGCCAATCCGTTCCGTTTAGACCATGAGCAACCGCTGTGGATGCCGTTTGCTCTGATAGGGTTTTCGGTGTAATGATGGCTGCCTTTTTTAGCAGTAAATAACTTGCAGATGCGTAAACCTCTGCTTTCAAACCTTCTGTATCGCGGTATTTACTGGATTCCCAAATGATAAACTCGATGAATCCTTTGTCTTCTGATGGAATAATAACGCGGTTGTGTTGTCCTAAATGTTGTGAAAAATCCTTGTCGGCAAATGTTCTAAAATCAAACGTTTCGAGATTGTCTTTCAGTGACTTTCTGTGGTTGTTTGAGAGTATATTTTTTGCTGTTATGTCATCAAGAATTTCATCTGTTTGTCCATCTATGATGTTAATTATTGACATGTGCATTCTCCTTTCTTTGATTTTGAACAAAAGAAAAACACCCTATTGGGTGTTAGGTTTTTCGCTTATTAGATTTCCATCTTTCGTCCAATATTGTATGACCTCTCTGTACGGATATTCTTCTCCATTGCCTTCAACAGAAATTATTTTAATCACTTCTACTATCTCAGCTTTTTGGCAAGATGACTGCATTAGTATCATCTCCTTATTTCATCTCTTCTAAATATTTCTTCGCAGAAACATCCATTGCAATAAAATAGACAGTTACTTCAATCAATTTTTTCAAGTCACTTATGTCTTTATCTTCCCATTTTCTCATATAATGAGCTTCATCATTTCCGAGCCATGCAGCCCGCCTAGCAATCTCTTTAATATTATGATTGTCTAACATATTGATGCATGGATTTAGTTGTTTTTCTAATATTTTTTGTTCTTCATCAGGATTTAGATAAATCAAGTAATCTTTTACCAGAAATTCAAGCGCCTTACGGTAACCTATTCCAGATATTAAATCTAAATTAGTTTGTTCTGCGTGAAAGGCTTGGTTATAAATATGGACGAAGTTTTCTGACACCTCGGCAATTTCATCGTTAAAAAATTCATCAGTTGGACTAATAGGTGCAATCTTTTTAAGATGGTAATGCCCATTTGGGTCGTCTTTATCAGTATAATACCCAATTATCAAACCTTTGCAATCTTTATTTGTACACTTAAATACCAATTCCATGCTTGTACCTTCACCTATGCTACTTAATATGTGTGTTCCCGTTAGATATGTGGGCGCTACGTTTTTATGACAAGTCCCACATTCACTTGGGATTTCCGAAACTTTTATTCTTCTATCTTCATCGACATACAATGAAATTGTCATTAAATCACCTTTTCATCTAGTAATACCTCCATTCTAACAGTAAACTGAATTATTATCTAAATCTCTTTCTAAATCGACATGTCATCTCAAAACTATCATCCGGATGGACAACCAAAGCATTGTTTCCTTTACTCAACTGAAAATAACTAGCTCCAAAATCCTTCAAGTCTTTTCTATCCTCACCATTAATTAAAATTTCATCATTTACGTGATCGAACGTTATTACGTCATTCGTTTGTGCAATGTAAGGCGTTTGGTCCTCTGTCGCTTGATCCAGTTCAAACACTTTTATACTGTCAATTTTGGGGGCATACGCTCTTTCGGTGCTTCCATATTTACCAATGTGAATCTGTACGTATTTTAATCGCCCTTGATACTCATTGGCATTATCCACAAACGTTTTTGATAGCGTCTGAACATGTTTATTGTTGTTGTTTATACGAGTGACGTAAAATGTAATACGTTTACCCTCACGACGCATTCGTAACATGCCGTAAAAGTAATCTTGGTCGTAACTATAGTTTGCCGAACTGATTAAATAGTTCGTATTTTTTCCGACGTAAGGACCAACACGTCCCTCGCCTTTTTTACGGTGAACGTTTAAGCTGTTATCCATTATCGCCATTTTACCAAGGACGTTCATTCCTTCATCAAATAAATAAACCTCAATACGGAATGTCTGGCCTGTGGTCGTTGTCCTACCCTGAACCATCGCTTCAACCTCAAAATCTTGTGCAACAGTGACTTCTTTTAATAACGCCGGACCATGCCAATTATCCGTATCGGGGCCATATGAGGGAACTGTAATTCCGTCGTTATCCGTACTCAAACTACCTGCTACAACCCCACCGTCTACAGATGTCGGAGTGGCATCCCATGTATTAAGTGTTTGACCTCGTTCTTCGAGTAAAAGCGTTCTGGTGTTTACGATTTTTGAATTGACATCAATCGGCCTGCCAATCATCATGTATTCCTCATTGTGATTCTGAACCATCGCAAATGTGATGGGCTTTAATACTTCTAGTTCGAAAATCGGGTCCGCGTCTGCTGCACCGTCGTTTGTTAGGTTGACGGCATCGGATGGGAAAATGTAGGGTGTTTCGGGACCGTATGAAAAAGGATCTGGACAAACAAAAAAAACATCGACAAACCCAATCGAAACGATTTCATCTGGATCTAAATTACCGTCAACGACTGCGTAATACGTTCTGTAGGGGTACCTGTCAAAAACAAGAGGTACTGGTTTATTTACATCTAACCATCCAACGAACTCGTCCACCTTGTCTAGATAATCACTTTCTGAATCACCTTGTATTTCTATACGCACAGGAATGACAAGTGGGTTAATATCAGTGCTTGCCAAATGACCTCCAGGCATTCCAGGGACGGATAATATATTTCTTTTACGACTCGCCCAATAAGGTTTTCCTATTCGCAAAACAGTAATCCAATCTTTCCGCATGGAATCGTAAGTCAAGTTCATATTATCCACCCCCTCCAAACGAATGATTTATTTTAACGTTCCGTTTCTGGTGTTCTGTTACGTGCGGCTCCACTAGTCTTCCGACTTCGCGTGATTCCATAACGATTTGAACGTCTCTTCCTTCTTGTACGCCTTGTGCAATCGCTTCAAGCAATGCAATAACTTCACTGTTGTCGAATGAGTTGCCACTCTGCTCTTTAGCCCCGCCATTCAGTTGACTAAACAAATTAGCCTGCTGCGCTTCCGTAAGTACCATCTCATTACGTAGTAAACGTACGTCGATTTCGTTGTGCAACGGGGTGCTCTTTAAGTTTTCCATAACTCTTGCGACACTGCCGCCGTCATGCATCTTCGGCTTGGTTAACCCTGGAACACCTCCGGCGTGTGACGCAATACGTTGGGGACCAAGCATATCAGTACGCCCAGATGTCTGAATCGTGACCGTCTTTCTAATACCTTTACCTAATTCCCTGTTTAAATCACCTGCATATCCAAGGATGTCGGTTATTCGACCTCGGACTGTGTTTAAATTAGTGATTTGCCCGTTGATCGCGGTAATTGTTTTCTCGTGTTCTTTCGTGTTTCCCTTGCCTTCTCGAATATTGTCTTGTAAAACTTTTTTCTCATCTCTTAATTTACCTATCTTCTTGTCTACCGTTTCAGTACCCCTGCCTGTTTCAGCAGTGATATTTTCACTTAACAAGAGTTCGTCGATTAGCTCGTTTTTCACCTTCTGGTGTTCCCCGTAAATCTCAAAGACTTTATCTTTTGCGATTTCTAGGTTAGTAATCTGGCTGTCTATTTCGGTAACTGCATCCTTGTACTCTTGCGTGTTCTTCCCTGCCTGATCGGTGTTTTTGTCCAGTTCGCTTTTTGCTTGTTGTAACTTCTTGATTTCTTTATCAACTGCTTCGATTCCTTTGCCACGTTCTGAGTTGACTCCGGCCTGTTTAAGGATTTGTTGGATCATTATTTCTGATATGTCATCAGCGAGACCGATTTCGGTTTCTAGCAACGCAAGAGTTTCCTTGTTTTCATCGTTCTTTTCCATTTGTTTGACCAATTGCTCACGATAATTCTTCATGATGCCTTCAAGTTTTACCTCTTCAGAGTTTAAAGATAGCAATTCCTCATAAGATAGTTCGCCGGACTCCCTTTTCAGTTCTATTTCCTCTAAACGGGCGAGTGTGGCCGCTTCGTCAAACCCTTCGAAGTCCTTGCGGTACTGCTCTTCCAGTTCTAGTCCTTCGTTTAGTTCAGCTTGCAACTTGATAATTTCTTCTTTAAGTTCGCGTTCATTACCTTCTGCAATGATTTTCTGTCGTTCTAGTTCACGTAGTGTACCCTCTGCAAGTTCTGCGTTGTAATCCTTTAGTGCGTCCGTTGTGTCAATGACACGATTCCCTTGGTCTGTTATGAGCCCTGTTGATTCTGGGACCGTTTCAATTAAATCGTTATTCAAGCCGACCATCTTGCCTAGCTCTTCGTTGCTAAGGCCCGACTTCTCCCTTAATGCTTCTTGTTCTTCGGTTAACCTTGCAATTTCGCTATCGTCCACCGCTTTTGCTATCAAGTCTTGAATGTCTAAGAATCGACCGAACTCTTCGGTGCTCAATTTACTCTTCTTTCTCAACTCTTCAAACTTAGCAGTATTCACTTCTAACGCATCGTTTGTTTCAATCATAGTTTCAGCTAAATCAAGGTTTACCTCTTCAAAATCCGTAAAGTTTGTTGCAGCTACAACTACGAGACCGCCCAATATAGACAATCCTATAATCGCGGCACCTACTGGAGTAAGTGCAAATGCAGATAGTGCCAATGACAGCTTCCCGATTGTTGTTAGCAAGACAGCAACTCCTGCGGCAACCGCAACAAATGTTGCGATTGTTGCGATTGAACTTCCGTCAATTTCTCCGAACCAGTTCACGATGTCGATTGCACCATCAACAATGTCGCGGAATAGCGGTAAAAACTCATTACCTATCTTGATTCCGACCTCTTCCATAGCCGACTGGAATTGCTTAAATGAACCAACAAGCGTGTCAGATTGAATGTCTGCCATTTCTTGTGCAGCACCCGAGGAGTTTTCGAGTTCGGTAACGTAATCCTGTAATCCGTCCTCTCCGACCTCTAATAACGAGATAAATCCCGCTGCCGCTTCAGTACCCACCAATTGTGCCGCCGTTTGAGTCTTCTGTGCACCTGACATACCATCCAACTTCCCTGATATATGACCCATTAACTCAGGTAAAGGCTTCATGTTTCCTTCTGCGTCAAGAACTTCAATGTTTAGCTTCTTCATAACTTTTGCTGTTTGCCCTACCGGATTAGCAAGCGAAAGTAACGCCGCACGTAAAACAGTACCCGATTGGCTTCCTTGAATCCCTGCATCGGATAACTTACCGATTGCCGCTGTTGTTTCCTCGATACTCCATCCTAAAGCGGCCGCTACAGGAGCAACCATTTTCATTCCTTGGCCTAACATGGGTATATCGGTGTTCGCGGTGTTGGAAGCCTTAACAAGAACATCAACTGCACTCGCTACTCCATCGGCTTCAATGCCAAAACCTGTCATGATGTTGGATACGATGTCTGCTGATTGTCCGAGTCCCATATTGCCCGCGATTGCCGCATTTAAAACGCTGGGAAGGGCGGATATTTGTTCGTTGACGGTAAATCCTGCCATTGCTAAATAAGACATACCTTCTGCTGCTTCCGATGCACTAAACATGGTCGATTTACCCATATCGCGTGCCGCCGCTTCTTGTAGTTTAAATTCTGCGGCTGTCGAACCAGAAATAGCTTTAACTTTGGCCATAGATTGCTCGAAATCTGCTGCAACCTTCACACTCGCACCAATCCCGGCAATAACAGCCCCACCTACAATTAACGCACCCTTCTGTATCGAGTCAAAGTCACGGCTTAGGTTTTTACTGGAGATTCCTGTCTTGTCCAACTCACCGCGTGCTTCGGACATCTTTTCTTTAAAGCCCGACGCTTCCATCGAAATGCGACCTTTTAAATCACCTATACTTTTTGACACTCCATCACCTACCCTTGCATGCTTCGTAGTTGTTCTAATTTGTCGCGGTCAAACGTGTTCATGTCTTCTTTCGCTTCTACCGGGGTTAGACTACCTACTAACCTTTTATAATCGTTATCTTCCATCGTGCGATTGTTTGCCGCAGTCATTAGCTGCAACTGCATAAGCTTTTCGCCATTAAGTTGTTCGTGTTTCTTATCTATCAAAAATAGTAAATCAACCATGTAAAATTCGTTTTCAATTGCTGTTTGACTGACGCCGAGAATGAAACTTGCATCTCGTAAAAAATCATCAGTCGATACAGAAGGGGCCTTCTCTTTTATTCCGTTGGCGTTTCCGCTTCTGGTTGCTTGAGAAGGCCCTTGAGGTTTTTTGCTGTTTGGTCTAATCGATTTTTCTTAATCGTCAAGTACACGTATTCAACGAGTTCATCTAACCCTGCATCATTGAACAAGTAATCTTTGTCAATGTCACTCACCAACGAAACAATCTCAATCATTTCTTCCAGTGCTACGTCAAACGCTTGCAGTAAGTAAGCCGACAAGTCCGCTTTCGGCGCGGTAAACACTTGTAACGCAACCCCAGGTAGCAAGTCAACTGCCCCAAACACCTTCTTCCAAAGTGCGGGTGTTAGCTTTTTCACTTCGGCTTTTCTATTTCCGAGTAGAACGGTATCTTTATTCAGCGCCCTCTTAATGAAATTCAATCGTATCCCTCATTTCTGAACAAAATAAAAGAGCCCAATGAAAAAGGCTCTTTGTTTAAGATTCTGGAACAACTACAGTTTCATCGCCCATAACGTACAGCAGTCCCTTTTGAGACAAGTCTGGATAGCCCGCAAAAGTCATGTTCGCAATTCGTTCGTTATCAGCGTTGTACATATATTCTGGATCCGTAAGTGGTGCGGCAATCGGAACCGTAATCCAATCATTTGGTGTAGCAGACGGGTCTGTCGGTTTGATAACAAGCTTCTTCGCGCCTGCCGTCATGTTGTGCCCAGCTTGCGAATATACGTTGAGTCGTAACTTCGTTCCCTCTGTCGCGTCTGCATATAGTTCACTGTTTGGGATTGCAACAGCTAACTTCGCTAGGTCTGCGAGTGCAAATGGAATGACAACCTCGCAAGTACGCCCTTTAAAGATGGATTTAACCACCGTATCGCCGTATTGGTCTACAGTTACATCATGCTTTGTGGATGCGGAACGAAAAACGATTCCCCCTTTAGTAACGTCGAAAGTTGTAATGTCCCCATCTTCTCCAAACTCGACAATCGCGGGGCCTATCGGAACATCAATATAATTTTTAACCGTCATTATTAAATTTCTCCCTTCAATGCTGCTTGTAATTTAAAATTGAAATTTGTTGAGTAAATCGGCCTGTCTTGCTCGTCCAAACCTATCGGAATCGGGTTTGTAGTTTGAGAACGACTGTAATAAACGGTGCTGCCGCCAATTCGATAGCCTGTTTTTTGGTCGAGTGCATTAATCAAGCTCTTTGCGATTGCTTCTGTTTTCGCCATCTGCGTATAGTCTGACTTGTAGTTTCTGCCTTTGGCCAACACCTGAAACGACGGATACTGTATCGG